CCAGCAGCAAAGATTGGTTTGTTATTTACTAATCCTGTAAAAGCTAAGTGGTCTTGCACAAGGTTCATAGCATCTCCATCAAACTGTGCATCCTTATCCATAAGTTTATGATTCATTTGGCATGATAGAATAAATCTTCCATGTTCAGCAGTATAAGGCACTATATGTAGTATATTATCCATCATTTGTAGTCAACCTAGGGTATAACGATAAAATTGTAAAAGGTAAAGGTTGAGTTTGTCTAACAAAGATAAAACCATCTGTT